CATCAGATCAGCTCCTCGGCGTTGATGGCCCAGCCGTAGCGGCCGAGCGAGGTCGTGGTGATGCCGACCGTATCGGTCAGCGCGGCGTAGACGGCGCGGCGGAAGCGCAACGTCGGGTCCTCGTCGGGGTCGCAGACCAGCAGGAAGTCGCCGCTCTTGCCGAGCTGGCGGTCGATCTCGAAGCCGGTGCCGTAGGCGTCGCGCGCCAGCATGTGCTCGAAGGTCACCGACACCGTCCGGTAGCGCGGCAACTGGCGCACCAGCCGCATCCCGCCGCGCGTGCGCTTGACCACGCTGGGATCGGCCGTCTTGACGGTGAGGCCGTATTTGTAGCGGTGCGCCCAGGCCTCGCCGGCCATGAAGCGCCCGGCCTGGAGGTAGCCGGCCGGGTTGTCCGTGTCGGAAATCTGGGTGAAGAGGTAGCGCCCATAGACCGGCTCGGGGGCGATGTGCAGGTCGATGGTGCCGCCGGGGTAGGCGTCGGCGTCCACGCCGTCGAAGGGGAAGGCGCCGAAGGCCTCGGCGCCCCACACCACGGTCGGGACCCGCATGCGCTCGAAGCCGGTGTCGTAGACCGCCGGCCCGCTGTTGTCCGGGCTGTTGGTGACGATGTGCCGGCGCCGCGCCAAGGTGCTGCCGTTGTGGTTGAGGAGGGCGAACATCGACAGGGGCGTCAGCCGGCCGAGGTCGATCCGCCACCACGTCGAGGCCTCGGCGGTGTTGGTGGAGCGCGCCACCTCCTGCACGTCCTGCGTCGTCAGATTGGCGAGGGCCAGCCCGCCGCCGGCCACCCACGCGCCACCGGAATAGGCTCCGGTGTCGCTCGGCTTCTTCCACAGGACGTGCAGCGGCTTAGCCATGTCCGATCACCGTCAGCTTGTGTTCCTCGGCGAGCGCGTCGCGCTCGGTCTCCAGCACCAGCCCGCGCCAGCCGGCGGCCAGCCCATAGCGGGCGTCGGTCAGCTTCACCGTGTAGCCGACCTCCAGCCCCAGCGTCAGCGGCACCACCACCTCGAAGGCCTTGACCTTGGCGCCGTAGAGGGCGAGGCGCCGGTCACGCTCGGCGATGGCGTCGGCCTCGCTGTCGAAGAGGGTCTTGACCTCCTCCTCGCGCGCCAGCAGCGAGGCCGCCGCCGCGCCAGCATGAGTAGCCACGGCGGTCCAGCGGTACTCGTTGGGCAGGGCCTCGCGATCGGTCGCCGTGACGTTGACCTGATCGAGGTCCTGCGCCGTGAAGGTCGCCGCGAAAGGGCGGTAGCCGAGCTTGAGCGTCTTCATCCGGCGCTCGACGGCGCGCGGCGTCAGCTCGATGATGTGCCGCTCGTCGAAGACGAAATCCGCCGTCGCGGCCGGGCCGTCGTAGCGCCCCAGCGCCAGCAGCCGGTCCTCGCCGAAGCCCCAATAGGCGCCGACCGACCCGGCCAGCTCGTCGATGACGGCGCGGACCTGGGGCACGTTGGCGCCGTCGCACCAGTAGCCCAGCACGGCCGGCTGGAGCGTGTTGAAGGCCGAGAAGGACGCGGCATCCCGGCCGGCGGCGGTCACCGTGGTCATGCTGGTGACGAGGTGCTGGACGATGTCGGCGAAACGGGAAATCCAGCTGCCCGCGACCTTGACACCCTCGGCGTCCACCGTGAACCGGCCGTTGGGCTTCTGCCCCAGCCGGATCAGCCCGGCCGCCTTGGCGGTGGCGATGCCCGTGCCGGGGATGGTGGCAGCGATCAGCGCGGCGTAGGAGGCGTAATCGTTGACGGTGCCGCTGTAGAGGACGCCCATGTCGCGGGCGGCCAGTAGTGCGGAGAAGCCCAGCGGGTCGACCATGTAGACGTTGCGGACAGCGTCGATCAGCACCGGCTCGATCTGCCGGCGCCGGCCGACCAGCCAGGGCTTTTCCCGGCCCTTCAATTCGCTGGTGCCGTCGATCCCGCCCGCCCCGCCGAACTGTCCCCGGCTGGCCGGCACGTCCAGCAGCACCAGCAGGTCGCGCAGCTCGACGGCGATCTCGTCGCCCAGCACCAGTTGCTCGGCCGCGCCGTCGAACAGCGTGGCGAAGTCGGCGAGTTCCGGCCGATCGATGGGTGTGTGCAGGACCTCGACCCGCCGGCCGTCCCACTCCAGATCGGCCAGCCAATCGAGCGCGCCGTCGTCGTTGGCCAGGGTGGCGCGGCCGAAGCTGGTCTCGGAGTAGCCGCCGATGGCGGTGCCGGCGAACAGGGAGCGCTTGGCGGACAGCGGCGTCTCGATCCGGCGGACGAAGTAGGTCGAGGCCGGGCTGTCCCCCGGCTCACTGGTGAAGCCGGTGTCGGAAAAGGGGAGAAGCCGCACGGCGCCGAGGGTGGCGTCGTACGGCCAAGCGCGCAGCAGGTAGGGCATGGGGTTATCCGTTGGCGGTGCGGGGGTGGCGGTAGCCGACCGGGTCGGCGGCGCGGCCGGTCCGGATGCCGAGCGCCTTGGTCATGGCGGCGGCACCCTCGCGGGTGGCGGTGGCGTTGTCGGCGTCGCCCTCCTCGGTCAGGACGATCAGGCGTTCCAGCAGGGCGTTGTGCCGGCGCATCTCGGCCAGCAGCGGGCTGTTCCCGCCGTTCGACGCTCCGGTGCCGCCGGCCGCGCGGAAGGCGGTGACGGAGCCGCCGCGCCGGTCGTTGGCGGGCCAGCGGCCGGAGTTCAGGGCGGCGAGACCGTCGGCACCGAGCACGCCCATACCGCGCAGATTGACCACGCCCTCGCCCGGCATGCCGAGGAGGTGGACGGAGTCCACGCCGGGGGTGGAGCCAGGGGCATTCGGGATGACGCCGCCGCCCGCGAAGCCGGGGATGGTCCGCGTTCCGGCCATCACCTCGTCGATCCCGAAGTTTTCGAACCACAGGCGCAGGTCGAAATCGGCGAACTGCTGCCGGGCCGCTTTGATGTCGTCGAAGCTCCCGAACGCGCTTTCGATCTGCGCGTCGCTGAACGCCGACAGCCGGGTGCGCTTGTCGGCAGAGGTGACGGTCGGCGTCGTCGCCGTGCCGGTGCTGCTGTAGCCGGTCGATTTCAGCAACGGCACCAGCGACGACTGCCACAGCGCATAGCTCTGATCGGCGACACTCACCAGATCGACCAAGGCGCCATAGTTTTTCTGCCCGATGGCCGCCTGGGCGGCCCGTTGCCCCTGCAACTCCTTCAGGGTGTCCTGGGCAACCTTCAGGTCCGTCTCGGCGGTGTCCACGCCCAGCGCCGAGACATCGCCGAATTCGGCCAGGATCGACCGCATCCAATCGTAATCGCTGGAGTCGGTGCTGCCGTAATAGCCCTTGGCCAGCTGCACCAGCGTCGGCGCCAGCGAGGTGAGCGACTGTTGCGCCGCGTCACGCGCGGTGTCGGTGGCGCTGGTGTCCTTGTAGGTGTTGTAGGCGGCGGTGACCTGCTGCCGGGCCTCCTTCAGCCGGTCGAAGGCGTTCAGCGGGCTGTTGTCGTTCAGGGCCAGCGAATCGTAGGCGGCGCGGAACTCGCGAGCCGACTTCGCGATCTTCACCGCACCGTCGGTCAGGCTGGTGATGTAGTCCTGTTGCGCCGTGATCTGCTGATCATAGGCGCCGAGCACGTCCTGTTGGGCCAGCTGGAACGCCTGCGCCGCCCGCTCGGCCGCTTGGACCTTCACAAGGTCGGTGATGTCCCGCCCGGCGGCCTTTGCATCGGCCAGTTCCTTGGCCTGCCGCTGGTCCAGGGCGATCAGCGAGGAGGTGCGATTGTCGCCCAACGCCGCGTAGGCCCGGCTCTGAACATCCGCCGCATAGGAGGCCGCTGCCGTCGCCTTTTCCCTGGCCGCCGTCTCTCGATCCAGCCCCTGCACATACCGCAGGCCCGCCAGATAGGTCGCGTCGTAGCCGTCCTTGACCGCTTGGGCGTAGTCACGCTCCTGCTTGAGGCGCAGCTCCAGCGCATCGGCTTGATCGCCAAGCCCCTGCGCGCGGAGCGAGCGCACCGTCAGGTCCTCGGTCGCCGTGGCCTGCGCCGCGACCCGCATCGTTTCGGCAAGGGCGCCGATCTCGCCGCCAAGGGTCTTCGTCACGTCGGCGAGGCCGGCGAGGTTGAGCCCGGACAGCACGCTGTTCAGCTGCGCCGTCACCAGCGTGGTGGCCTTGCCGTCCGCGTCGCTCACGCCCAACGCCGTGAAGTTGCGCCGGACGGTGTCGCGGTTCTCGGCGATACCCCGCAGGTTGGTCAGGTAGTCCCGGCCCTGCGCCTGATAGAGCGCGGCGTTGTACTCGTCCATCGCCTGGGCGCGCAGCTTGGTCGCCTTGGCCGCCGCGTCCGCACGGATCTCGGCTTCCGAGACGCCAACGTTCCAGCGGGTCACCGCCTCGATCCAGGCGTCGGTCGAGCCGCGCAGGTTCGCCATCGCCGTTTCCCACGGCGTGGCGCTCTGCACCGCCCCCTCGAAGGTCGAGCGGATCGACTGCTCCAGGCTGGTCCGATACTCCTTGCCGAGGTTGATCTTGTCGGCGGTCTTGATCTCCTCGTCGATAGCGGCGAAGCCGTCCGCCGCCGCCTTCTTGGCATTCGCCTGCACCTGGGCGAGCGACTTGTTCAGCTCCTTGAAGGCCTCGGTGGCGCTGTCGATCTTATGGGCGACATCGAGATACTTTTGGATTTCCTCCAGGTCGCCCGACGCCTGGACGGTCGAGTTGGCGAGCGCCTTGGCCATGTTGCTGTTGGGATCGCTGGCGGTGGCGCCGCCGAGGATCTGACGGATCAGCTCCTTCGGGTCGTTGTGGACGCCGTGGCCGGTGGCGGCCGACGTACCACCTTCCCAATAGCCGTAGTTCTGGGCCTTGAGCTTGATGCCGTAGGCATCCGCCAACGTGTTGAAGCCCTGCGCGACGGCGCCGGTCACCGTCTTGACGTTGGAGTCGTCACCGCCGTTGTCCGCCGCCGTCGGCCCTTGGACGTAACGCCCATCCTGATACAGGACGTTGCCCTGCGCGTTCGGCCCGACGCTGGGCTTCTGCGACCCGACCACCGCCATGACAGCGGCTAGGACCGCCGCCGCGATCCAGCCATAGACCGGGATCGCCGACAGGGCCGCCGTGGCGCCGGCCATGCCGCTGACGCCCGCCGCACTGGCCGCCGCGCCCATGCCCATGGCGCCCATCGCGGCGGTGCCGGCGGCCATCGTGCCGACACCGGCCACGGCACCCACGGCCCCGCCCCCGATCTTGGAGCCGCCCATATATGCGTTGGAGATGCCCGAGCCGATCATGCCGCCGAGCATGCCGTACGGGGCGGCGGCGCCGAGGGTGCTCCCCAAGCCCCCCGTGACCCCAGCGCCCGACGTGCCATTCGCGGCACCGGTGTAAAGGATGTTCGCGGCGCCGGTGTTTCCGGCAGCAGCAATCCCTGTCGCCGCGTTGAGGCTGGCGGCGCCTGTGATCGGCGCTGCGGTGGCGGCGGTGACGGACGCGGGGGCTGCAGCCGCCCACCCACCAACCGAGCCGATGCCGAGCGCGGAATAGCCCCAGCTGTCGACGGCGCTGGTCAGCCCGGCCGTGCTGAACCCCATCTTGTCCGCGCCGTAGGAAAGCCCCTTGCTCATCAGGCTGTTGCCTGCCTGCCCGAGCAAGCTGTTCCCGCCGGCTGCGGCGCTCTGGCTCCCGCCGGGGATGTTGCCGGAAACGCCCGACGAAATCCCGAACAGCGACGGCGCCGAGCCGACCACCTGCGTCACGATCGGCAGGATGATGTTGGCGTTCAGCGCCTCGATGGCGATCCGCTTGAACAGGTTCTTGAAGATCGTCAGCGCGTCCTGCGCCTTGGCCTCGCCCGTGATCTGATCCCACAGGTTCTCGGACACGTCCTTGCCGATGTCCTTGGCGACATCACGGACGTCGTCCTCGAACTTCTTGATCGCCTGGGTGTCGGCGATCTGCTCCTGGAGGCCGATCCACTGCGTCTTGACGTCGCTGGCCGCCTCGCCCCAGCGCTCGGTCGCCTCCCGCTGGATTTGCAGGCTGCGCACCGCGCGTTCGCGGGCGCCCGGCAGCAGGTTGTTCAGCGCCAGCTCGTCCTGGGCGTATTTCAGGCTGGTCTTGGCCGCGCTCAGCGTCTTGGTGTCGGCGGCCACGGCCTTCCAGCGCTCGGCCTCCTTCACCTTGGCGGCGATGGCCTTGCCTTCCTCAGTCGAGGCGTCGGTGTGGGCCTTCGCCAGCTCGGCCGCGATGCGGGTCTGTTCGTTGGCCGCGCGCTGCTCCACCGCCCCCATGCTGGCGATCTCGGCAAGGCGCTTCTGGGCCTCCACATCGCGGTCGAGGGCGTCGGACACCTTGTCGTAGGCCTTGGCGTCCCGCTCCGCCTGGGTTTCCGCCTTGTTGGCGGCCTTCAGGTTCTCGGTGCGCTGCTGCTCCAGCCGGTAGGCCTCGGCCGCCTTGGTGGCGATGCGGGTGGCCTCGGACCGGGCGTCGAGCGTCGACTCGCCGGCCTTGATGTTGGCGTCGTAGGCCTTGCTGTAGGCGGCGGCGCGGACCTGCTCCTCGCCGTAGGCCTTCATGGCGGCCTCGCCACCCTTCAGCGCCTTGATCTTGGCGTCGAGGTCGCGCTCCTCCAGGAACATCGAGGCACCCGCCCGCGCCTGCGCCGTCGCGAGGTCGGAGGCCGCCTTGGCCGCCTCCTTAGCCGCGTCCGCGTAGCCCAGCAGGGCCTTCTGCGCGGGCGTGGCGCGGTTTTCCAGATCCGCCATGCGGGCTTCGGCCATGCGGATGGCCTCGCCCGTCTCCAGCAGCTTGCGGACGTCCTCGTCGCCCATCAGCTTGATGGCGCCGGCCGCGTTCAAGTCCTGCAACCGCCCGAGGAAGGCGGCCACGTCCTTGTCCTTGCCGAGCGTTGTCAGCGCCTCGAGCACGGCCGGGACCTTGTCGCCCGCTCCGGTGATGGCGGTGAACCGGACATCGTCCCACTCGCTGGTCAGATCCTTGGCGAGCTTCTTGTTCAGCGTCGTCAGGTCGGACTGGAGGGCCAGCTTCGATAGGCCGCGCAGTTCCGCGCTCAGGCCGCGATAGGTGCTGGTCAGGGTGTCGACGCTGGCGCCCGCCTCGACGGCGCGGTTCTGGAACACGCCGAGCAGGTCGCCGAACGAATCGATGTCCGACGCGCTTTTGTTCACGTCGTCCTTGAGACCGCTCAGCGCCATCCCCAGTGCGCCGACCACGGCGATGACGGCGCCGATGATGGCGCCGGTCGGGCCGAACGCACCGGCGATCTGGCTGCCCTGCTGCGTGAAGATGACGAGCGCGTTCGTGCCCATCTGGGCTTGGACGGCAACATCCTGGAACTGGTAGCCGAGCTGCCCCATGACGCCCCGGAGGGAGCCGGCGGAGCTGCCGGTAGCGACCATCCCCGCCGCCGCCTGGGCGTGGGCCTGCTGCGTCCGTGCCAACAGCTGGTTGTAGCGCTCCTGCGTCACCGTCCCGGCGGCGAGGTTTCTGTTCAGGATGTCGGTGTCGCGGGCAAGGCGTTGCGTCGCGCGGGCGGCGGGGTCGAGCCGACCCTCCAGCCCCTCGAAGGAACGGCGCAGCTTGTCGACCGAGTTGTCGTTGCCCACCGCTTTGACGGTGACGCCCAGCGCCTCCAGCTTCTGGCGGACGGCGTCGAGGTTGTCCGCCTCGACGCCGATGCGGACGCTGACCTGTCTTTGCGCCATGGCTACCGTCCGAGGATGTTGGAGAGGTTGGCGACCAGCTGCGCCTCCGCCTGCTTGGCGGCGGCGGCGAGGTCGAGGAGCTTGCGGCCCCGCACCCGCTTGACCAGCAGGAAGAGGGGGATCGAGGTCGCCCGGCCGGCGCCGCCGCGCGCCAGGGTATCGCCGCGCGCCTTGCCATCGGCGACCAGCAGGGCGCGGGCGCCGTTGCCGATCGGCACGAAGCGCAGCGCCCCGAACTTCGCCGTCGCCGCGTCTATGTTCGACCATTTTGGCGGTATCAAGCCAATTTGACGGCCTTCCCGACGGTGGGGATCTCGATCGAAACCGGCGGCTTTAGCGGCGGGCAATGGGATAACCATCCACTTGGCGTTGCGCGCGGTGATCATTTCTCCATCATCGAAGGCGTCGTGCAGCCGGGCCGCCTTGGAGTAGACCAAGCCGGCCGGACGCAGGGTGCGGCGGCGGCTGACCTTGGGATACAGGTCCAACCGCCATGCCTTTTCCAGCCCGTTCCCCAGCCCGGCGGCGCGGGTCTGCCGGCGCAGCTCTGCCTGGAGCCCTTCGGAAGCCGAACGCACCGCCGCGCGTGCGGCGTCGGCGATCTCGTCGAACCGAGTGTTCATCAGTTCCTTGAGGTCGCCGCTGATCCGGCCGACGATCTTCATCCCGGTTCTCCCGCCAGCAATTCGGCCTCGGCCGCCGACATGATCGCGAAGGCGTCGAGCATGATCGCCGCCTGATCGCCGAAGCCGCCGCCCTCCGGCAGATGCCCGGCCACTGGGATGATTCCGCCCGCCATGCCGGCGACGCGGCCCGGCGGCGGGCGATAGGCCCGCCAGAACTGGACCATGTCGAAGTGGTCCTCGGTCAGGTCGAGGCGCGGGTTCCGCTCGAAGCGCTCGCCGAAGAGGACCCATGCGGACCCGTCAGGCGCTTGGTCTTCGCCGTCGGGGAAGGCTTCCGGCTGGAGGCTGACCGCGACGGCGATGCGGAGTTTTTTTCCAGATCCTTCGACGGGCGCATCAGGCTCATGATCTTGAAGCCAACCGCCTGAAGTTCCTCCTCGGACAGATGGGCCAGCGTCGCGTCGGTGGTCAGGTCGCGGCGGCGGACGAAAGGCGCGTCGGCGCCGTCCTCAGCCTTGACGCCCTCCCAGCCGAGGAGGAAATGACGGCAGGCGACGAGCGGGGCCACGGCGATGAAGAAGTCGCGGTCGCCTTCCAGCGCGGCGAAGCGCCCGCCGCACGAGCGCGCCACGCTCTTGATGGTCTCCAGCCCGTCGGAGGCCGTGGGATCGACCTCGCCCTGGGCGGTGGCCTCGACCTCGTCGATCAGCGCCAGAAGGTCGTCCAAATTGTAGGGCGCCACCTCCTTCAAGTCCTCGCGCAGCGCCCGGTACAGGGCGACGTCGCCGGGATAGGTGGCGCCGGCCGCCTTCAGGTCGCGGCGGAAGGCGGCGCGGGTGAAGTGGCTGGCGATGCCCAGGCGGAACACCGGTTGCGGCGCGGCGTCGATCTCGGCCTGGGTGGCGTCGATCAGCCGGCCGAAGGCCTCGCGCTCGGCGTCGGCTTCGGCCTTGTCACGCAGCTTGACCAGGATGGCGAGGTGATCGGCGAGCGGCGTGAACGCGATCACGTCCTTGGTGGACACGGGGAGCATGGAGTGAATCCTCTGTCGGTGAGGGATGGGTTGCGGGCGGGGCCGACATCCCCGCCCGCGCGGGCGCCAAGGCGCCCCTCCGGGGAACCCCCCGGATCGTGGTCCCGGTGTCGGCCGGGGTCTCGGGATCAGAAAAGGCAGAGGAAGGAGCCGGCGTCCTCGCCGGTGCAGGCGAACTGATGGGTGTTGGTCATCAGCCCGTTGCGGTCGCCCGGCGCGAGGCTGGTGTAGAAGGCCGCCGGGATGGTCAGGCCGATCCGGTTGCCGGCCACCGTGCCGTAGGCGGCGTGGAGGATCTTCGGCGTGCCCGTCCGGAAGGCGGCCATGCTGTCGCGGGTGGCGACCAGCGTCTCCAGCGGGTCGCAGTTCCCCGTCATGTTGCGCGCCGTGATGATGGAGGGGTCGAAGCCCTCGGCGGCGTTCGGGTTGTCCGGGTTGGTCAGCTGGTTGCCGAACTCGACCGACAGCGAGGCCATGGCCGCGACGCCCCGGTCGATCAGCGCCTTGCCGCCCTTCCAGATCGGCGGGCGGGTGCTGTCGTAGACCAGCCCGGTCGGAACGGGCGCGTCGGCCTTCGACACGAACATGCCGGTGAAGGTAAAGCTGATCCGGCCGATGTTGCCACTTTGGAGCTTCAGCGTGGCGTTGCCCCGGCAGCCGGCGACGATGTACTTCAACCCGTCCATGAACAGGTGGAAGGTCAGCGACGGGATGGAGACCGAGGCCGGCTTGTAGAGCACGTTGACCGGCACCTGATAGCTGGTTCCCGTGCTGAGCGCCGTGCCGAACAGGTCGGTCAGCGTCGCCAGCTTGCCGGCGGTGTAGTCGGCGACGAAGCTGGTGGCGCCGGCCACCGGGTTGCCGGTCAGCAGCAGCGGCATGCCGCGATAGGCCTGGGCGGTGCCGCTGGCCCCAGCGCCCAGCGTCAGGCTGGAGGCGGTGCCGGCGGTGGCGGCCTCCGGGGCGACCGGAACGGCGGCGGCGGTGACGACCTCGGCCCAGCCGGCGGCCTTCAGCAGCTTGCCCCATTCCGGCGCGGTGCCGGCGGTGCCCGAGCCCTTCAGCAGCACGTCGAAGGTGATCTGCACCGTCATGCCGCCGGCAATCGGCCCCCGGCTGTCCAGGCTGCCGGTGACCTCGTTGGTCTGCACGATGGTCGGGTTGAAGCTGATCTGCAGGTTCTCGACCAGCACGGCGTCGCTGCCGGCGACCGGCGCGGCGTCGGTGCCTTCGGTGGTCTCGATCTTGGCCAGCAGGGCGGCGTTCTTCGAACGGAGAGCCATGGGGAACGCTCCTTCAGTCGACCAGCGGCGCGGCGGGGGCCGGCTCGCTGGCGGGCTTGCGGCCCTTGGTGACGGGAGCGAGCGCCTTGGCGGCCTCCTCCTCGGTGAGGTTCACGAGGCGGTCGCCGTCGCGCAGCTCGAAGGAATGGGCGGGCGTCGGCACCACCGCCGCCGCCCGATGGGCCGGAATGTCCATGGAAGCTCTCCAGAGTGATGAAACGGGGTCAGGGCGCCAGGGCGTAGGGATCGCCGGGCTTGGTCCAGTACTCGACGCTGTAGACGGCGAAGACGTCGCCCACCCCGCCCACGCCCTCGTCGTCGGCCGCGCCCTGGTCCGCCTCGACGAGGTTGGTGTCGACGACGAGGCCGCCGAGCGTCGGATCGGCCTCGACGGCGCGCTGGAGCGCCGCCCACAGAGCGGCGAGCGCCCGGTCCAGCCCGGCGTCGGTGCTGTCCTTGGCGAAGGCGGTGACGGCGATGCGCTCGACGTTGCGCACCACCGCCGCGCTCTCCTGGTCGGAAGAGACGGGGGCGGCGCGCATCACCAGCGCCGGCAGTTTGTCCTCGGGGACCGTCTTGCGCCGGCCCCGGTAGACGGTGACGACGCCCGGCACGGCACCAAGCAGCGTTTCGAACGCCGCCAGCACCCGCTCCCGCACCGAGTCCGCCATCAGCGCAACTCCAAGCGCCAGAGGAGCCGGTCGGCGTCGGGCCGGCTGGCCTTCTGGATGGTGAAGGTCTGCCCGCCGATGGCGAGCGTGCCCTCCTCTTCCATCACCGCCACCTCGGACACCCGGACCTCGGCGATCCGGGAGGTGGTGGAAACGCCGGATCCGTCGCTCCGCCAGTCGACGTCCGGCTGGCGGAAGCTGACGCGGCAGGCGACCGGCGATCCGCCGGGCGGGGTGTAGACGGCGCTCGACGCCATGTTCGGGTCGGCGAACAGCGTGTCGAACAGGGAGTCGAAGACCGTCATCGTCAGACCGTCCCGTTCAGGCGGACGGTGCCGGTCGCCGACGGGTTGGCCGCCGCGACCAGGGCGCAACCGATCAGCGTGTTGCTGGACGACGCGGTGGTGGCCTCCTTGGCGGTGTTGTCCCAGTAGACCTTGACGCCCTGCGTCCAGGCCTGGGCGTTCGTCTTCGGCAGCGTGACCACGCCGCGCGTCACCGCCTGGACGGCGGCCCCGTTGGCGGCGGCGGACATCGCGACGCCGAACAGGGCGCCGACCAGGAGCCCGCCACCGGACGCCACGTCGTAGGGAGCGGTCAGGGACACGGTGGTGCCATCCTGCACATAGTTCTTCATGGAGGTGCCCTCTGAAAATGCGGAAGGGCGGCACGCTGGCCGCCCCGGTTGCCGCAAGGATCGGTGAGGAAGGGGTTACGCCCCGACGTTCTTGTAGAGGCCTTCCCAAGCCAGGGCCTTCACGGCGGCGTCCAGGCGGACCTTGAACTCCACGCCGTCGACCTTCCAGCCGTCCTGCTGCTCCAGCCAGGGCGTGCTGACGCCGTCCAGATAGGACACCTCGACGGTGTCGGTGGCGTTCGCGTCGGCCGCCAGATACCACGCCGTGGTGCTGGCCGTGTCCAGGCGGGCGTCCGAGATCACCTCGACGAGGCCGGCGACGCTGTTGGGCGTGCGCTGGGTCTTCGAGGGATCGAACTCCGAGGCCATCAGCACCTTGAACGCCCCCTCCAGCGCCACCGGGGTCAGGGCGTAGCGCGGGCGCAGGTTGAGGGCGACCGCGTTGGCGGAGCGGTCCTTCTGCGTCGCCATCGCCACCCGGCCGGCGTCCACCGTGGTCACCGACGGCGCCCCACCGGCGGCGGCGAGGTTCTTGTGGTCGGCGTGGAACAGGGCCTTGGTGTCGGACATGGCCGGGTTGGCGGTCAGCACCGCGTAGACGAGGTTGCCGACGGTGCGCACCGCCGCCCGGCCCATGCGCTGGGGAATGCGCGTGAACACCGACATGTCGTCGTTGATGATCGCCTGCCGGGTGATCGAGAACAGGTTGCCGTAGGTGGCGAGCTGCACCGTCTCGCCGCGCTCGCCGATGGTGGCGTACTGGTATTCGCCGCCCTCGTCGACCCGCGCCAGCGAGGGGAAGGTGTTCAGGTCGATCCGGCTGGCCGCCTTGAAGTCGGACAGGGTGCCGGTCGCCGTCCATTGCTGAAAGGTCTCGGCGGCCTCCTCGTAGCCCTTGAGCATCGACTTCTCGGCGACGTTCGCCAGGATGATCGTGAAGTCGCCGGAGCTGTGGGTCATCGCCGCCTTGACCATGTCCAGCGGGCGCATGGAGCGGGTGGCGATGTTGTGGACCTCCAGGGTCTCGCGCGCCATCTCGCGCAGGCTGAAGCCGCGCAGCTCGTTCCCGGCGTCGTCCTTGACCAGCCCGGCCTTGGCCATCAACGCGGCCTGGGCCCCGGCCCGGAAGCGGTCGACCGCGTCGGCGCCGACGCGGACGTAGTTCCGGGTTTGCGGCCCTTGCTCGTCGGCTTCGGCCAGCGTGTTGAGGATGGTCTCGCGTGCCTTGTCCAGCGGGGTGCCGGCGTCGACCAGCTCGTCGGCGACGGTGTCCGGCAGGCGGGCCGCCTTCACCGCCTTGCGGATCTCCGAGGCGCGGGTGCGCTCGGCCGCCTGCGCCTCGGCGCGGATCTTCTGTTCGTCGACGCCAGTCCCGGCCGCCGAGTCCTCGACCTTGACGGTCATGCTGCTCTCCTGTGTGTGCTCGGCGGGCAAGGCCGCCCGGATCAGCGCGGCCACGGCGGTCGCGCTGGGTTTCGTCGCCCGCCGCAGCGCGTCGGGAATGTTGGTGAAGTTCATCAGCGACAGATCGTTGCGCAGCAGCGCCGCCGCCTCGACCCCGGCGCCGGCCGTGGTGGCGAAGCCGGCGTCGACGGCCTCCTGGCCGCGCAGCCACGTCTCGGCGTCCATCAAGGCCGACAACTCGGCCTCGCTCTTGCCGGTGCGCGCGGCATAGATCGTGACGATGGCCGCCTTCACCCGGTCGAGGTTGTCGGCCTCCTTGCGCATGGCCGAGGCGTCGCCGATGGCGAGGTTCCACGGGTTGTGGATCATCATCAGCGCGTTGGCGGGGATGTGGATCTCGTCGCCGATCATCGCGATGACGGACGCCATCGACGCGGCGATGCCGTCGATGTGGACCACCTTCCGCGCCGCATGGGCCTGGAGGTAGTTGAAGATGGCCAAGCCCTCGTAGACGTAGCCGCCGCCGCTGTTGATGCGCAGGGTGATGGTGTCGACGGTGCCCAGAGCCTTGATGCCGTTGATGACGGACTTGGCGTCGAGCCCGTCCCATTCGTCACCGACGACGCCGTAGATCATCACCTCGCCGTCGGAGTTGACGGCGTTCCGTGGTTTGCGGTCGCTCATGGAAGCCCTCTTCTCAGGCGGTTGTGTCGGACGCGCCGCCGGGCGCGGCCGGTGGCGGGGTGGCGCCCGGCTTCACCGCCGCGTCGGTGTCGAAGGCGATGCCCAGCTCGCGCATCCGCTTCAGTTCGGCGGCGCGCTCCAGGAAGACGGTCTCCGGGTCGTAGCCCTGGCGCCGGATCGCCTCGGATTGGGTGTAGAGGCCGCTCCGAACGCCCTCGCGGATCGCCTCGGTCTCCTTGACCGGGTCGATCATCTCGCGCCGGGGTGGCGTCCACGACGCGGTGACGCCCTCCAGCCCCAGCCCGGCGATGGGCGAGGCCTCCACCATCCAACCCCAGACCCCGGCGCACAGCTGCGGGATCAGCATGTTCCACTGCCACGCGTCGATGTTCCGTGCCATTTCCAGCCAGCCCATGCGGCCGGAGGAGAAGTTGACGCCGGACAGGTCGCCGGTCAGCGCCTCGTAGGTGACGCCGTAGCCGGCCGCCACCGCCGTCAGCGAGACGCGGGAATAATCGACGTAGCCGTCCACCCCCGGCGGCACGGCGAAACGGACGTCACGGCCCGGCGGCAGATGCTCGACGATGCCGGGGCCGATCTCCTCCAGCAGGTCCCCGCCCTGGCTGGGAGAGGGGGGGCCCGGCCCGCTGTCGTCGTCGTGGACGAAAACGGCGAAGCACGCGGCGATCTTCTGGCGGAGGAGCTGGGCGTCCTCATAGTCGGCGAAGTCGCGCAGGCGGATGATGACCGGTGCGCCCCACGGCACGCCGCGCATCTGCCCCGGCCGGTCCTGCCGGTAGACGTGGATCACGTCGGCCGCCGGGATCGGCTTGGACGCGAGCGTGCGCAGCCGCACCCCATCGCCCGGATGGTCGTCGAACAGCCAGTAGGCGACGCGGCGCCCCAGCCGGTCGACCTCGATCCCTTGGTGGCAGAGGTTACCGTTGGGCAACGGGCCGTCCTTGCCGCTGTCGAGGAGGTCCGGTTCGAGCACCTGGAGCTGCATCGGGACCGGCAGCCCGTCGGACGGGCGGCGCCAGCGGCGGCGGATCAGCGCCTCGCCCGACTCCGCGACGGTGCGGATGACGAGCGCCTGCAGGCCGTAGAAATGGTTGCGCCCGTCGGCGTCGCACAGCGGGGTGTCGAGCCAGTCCTTGACCAGCCGGGCGGCGCGCTTGCGCTTGGCCTCGTTGCTGCCCTCGATGCGCGGGATGATGCCGGCGCCCACCGTGTTGTGGGCGATCACCGCCACCGCGCGGGCGGCGTAGGCGTTGTTCTGCGCCAGATCGCGGCAGCGGTTGCGCAGCAGGGAGAGCTGGGTGCGGGTTTCGGCGTTGGCCGAGGCCCCGGTCACGCGCCAACCCTCGGTGCGCCGGCCGCGCCCCGCCCCTTCGTAGAGGTTGCGGGGGCCGCTGAGCACCCCCTCCAGCAAGCGGGCGCGGGCACGGCGGGCGCCGGCCGCCGGGCTGACGAAGCTGATGGCCCGGTCGAGCCAGTTCATGCGCGGGGCCTTCATCGCAACCCCGACCGGAAGCTGGCGAAGCGGCGCCCGCTCGGAGCGTCGCCGGTCTGCCGGCCGAGTTCCGCCAGGACCAGCGCACGGGCGCGGATCAGGTCCGCCGTGGAGCGGTATTCCACCGTCTTGCCGTCGTAGGTGACGCGCAACGCGCCCGACGCGATGGCCGCGTCGAGGGCGTCGAGCTGGGCTTGCGTGTAGGCCATGGGTTACCTCAACCATCCGCGTCGGCGTCCGAGAAAGCCCGGCTTCCGCCCCGTCGGGGGCGGCGCGGGGGCCGGATCGGGCGCGTTGGGCTTCGTTTCGGGCTCGACCGCCACCGGCGCCGGGCGCGGCGGGGTCTCTTCCTTGGTCGCCACCGCCAGCGGGGCGGCCAACTGCGCCCAGCGGGCCGGCGACCAGCGGTCGACACCCAGGGCGATCAGGCTGGCGCGGGCGTATTTCCAGCCGTCCAGGGCCTCGGTGGCGTGGACCTTCTTCCATTCGCCGCGATCCTCCATCCACTGGTCGCCGACCAGCTGCTTGCAGACCTCCTCGGTCGCCAGCTTGGACAGATGGACGAAGCCGGCCGGGTGCCGGGCGCCCTCGGCGCGCTGTTCGTCCGTCGGGGCCTCCAGGCTGAGCCGGCCGTACAGCTCCAGGGTCAGGGCGTGGCCGCCGACCATGCCGAGCCGTAGGCCGCGCTTGCGCCGCTTCCCGTTCGGGGTCGACTCCCGCACGCTCGACCATGCGAAGGCCGGGGCGCCCAGGGTGCTGGCGCCCTTGACCGGGATGACCAGACCGGGGTGCTTGCGCGCCCAGGCCTCGACCTGGGTGGTGGCGAAGCCGGTGTCGGCGCCGACCTTCGCCAGGGCCAGCTCGACGCCCGAGGCGTGAAGCCAGCGACCCTGGATCGCTTCGGATGCCTGGGTCCAGACGCCGGCCTCGTAGGGGTTGCCGGGGAGGACGATGACGTCGACCAGCCAGCACTGCAGGTCCGGCCCCCAGGCCCAGACAAAGATCTCGATGCGGTCCTTCTGGACGTCGAGACCGGCCGTCAGGATCAGGCCGCCGGCCGGAATGCCGCGGAACTCCTCCCGGCGCTCGTACAGCCGGCGCCATTCCGGGGATTCGCCCCGCACCTCGTAGGTTTCGCCGAGCACTTGGTTGACGAAGACCCGCAGCTTGTTCGGGTCCTTCTTGACCCGGACGAACTCCTTGGCGATCTCCAGCCAGGAGGCCCCGGCGAATTGGCTGTAGGCGGCCCAGACGTGGAAGGAGCGGTGCGGCCAGTTCTGCGGCGCGTGCGCGCGCCACTCGCCGCGCTCGTCCATCCCGGCCAGCTCGTCCGCCTCGATGACGCAGCCGGCGACGCAGACATACCACGCCCGCGTCGGGGCCTCCTTCGGCTCGTAGCGGATGCCCGGCCCGGTGCCGTCGCCGAACACGAGGATCTGCATCTCGCCGCAGTGCGGGCACGGCACATAGCGGTGCTCCTGGGTGCCCTCGTTGAACAGCGCCTCGATCTTGCTGGCGCCCTTGACCGTCGGTGTGCTGCCGGCGGCCTTCAGCGGCTCGTCGCTGGTCAGGCAGCGCTTGAACGCCAGCTCGGCCTGATCGCCCTCGACGCCGGCCGTCTTCGGGTAGCCGTCGGGCTCCTCCAGCAGCACCTTGTCGGCGGTGATGCGGCGGAATTCCTTCGGGCTGTTGGCCCCCTTGATCTTGATCCAACCGCCGGGGAAGCGCTTGGAGCGGATCGTGTTGTTGCTGTCGCGGGTCCTGGTCGAGAACAGGCGGCGCACCGCCGGCCACAGGATCAGCTTGGCGACGTCGTCCTTGGCGAAGTCCTCGGCGTCGTCGATGGTCGGCTGGTAGACCAGCACGCGGGCCGGACTCTGGTCGGCGCAGTAGGCGATGTAGTTCTTGACCATCTGCGAATAGCCGATGCGGCTCGGCTTGCGGACGGAAATCTGGCGCACCTCCGGGTCGGTGAAGGCGTCCATCATGCCGATCTGGAAGGGGAACGGCGTGTAGCGGGTGCCGTCCTCCAGGCGGGCGTTCCTGATCGACCACTCCGACAGCGACATGCGGCGGCGCGGCTTCAGGGCGAACAGCCAGCGGCCGACATGCCCGGCCAGCAGCGGAGAGGCCACGCGGATCACGTCATGCATCGTCATCGTCGTCCTCCCCTTCACCATCGCTGCCGGCTTCCTCGGCGATGCGCGCGAGGCTCAGCTCGTCCAGCGCGTCCTCGACCGCGTCGGCGATCCGGACCTTCAGCTTGGCGTCGCTCTTGGCGACCTTGGCCGGAATGCGCATCAGCTTGGCCTTGACCATCTCGATCACCGAGACCGCCGCCGCCGTGTAGTCGCCGATCCGGACCAGCTCCTTGCGGGCCTCGGCGTTGCGCATCGCGTAGTGGTCCGCCTGCTCCTTCGCCAGCCGCGCTTTCTCGGCGACAAGGTCGAGGCCTTCCGCTTCGGCCTCGTCGGAAGAGCGCCCGGCGGCCCGCTCGCGGAGGTGCCGGATGTAGGCGATCCGGCAGGCGTCCAAATCCAGTTGGCTGCGCGCGTCGGCGTTGAAAACACCGCGTTTTTTCAGGTCGCGGACGGTCCGGTCGGTGATGTCGAGGTGGGCCGCGATCTCAGCTTGGGTTGCCATCGTCACACCTCACCGGAAGGCCCAACCGGAAGCGGAACCCCCCTAGGCGATTTTCACACCTGGACAGTGATCGCAACTTCGCCACCCGTATTCCCTCCCCGCCGGGAAGGACCCGCGACCCCACCCCCTCGGGCCGGGC